CCCGGCGGTCAGCTTCCCGACGTGGACATCGACTTCCAGTCCGACCGCCGTCAGGAGGTCAAGGAGTATCTGGAGCGGCGCTACAACACCGACGGTCGGCAACAGGTCTTCTCCGCCGGTACGCTCACCACATTGAAGATGAAAGCCGTGCTGAAAGATGTCAGCCGCGTACACCGGGTACCGGTCAGCGTGGTGAATTACATCACAGCCATCTTCGGGGACGACAACATGACCTGGGCCGACTTGTTCAAGTTAGCTGCAACCAACAAGAAAGTCCGGGACTTCATCCTCCGATACCCGAAGGTCATCGAGGACATCCGCCCGCTGCTGGGACAGCCGCGTTCCGGTTCCGTCCATGCCTCGGCCATCATCATCACGCCCAAACAGCAGGACGGTGAGCCGATGGAATGTTTCGACTACACGCCCATCAAGAAAGTAGATGACCTGCTCATTTCCGAGCTGGACGGATACTCCATCGACGAGGTCGGGTTGCTGAAAAACGACTGTTTGGGTATCAAGGAATTGTCGAAAATACAGGCCGTCATTGACATCTGCAACCGGGAATACGGTGCGGGACTCTCCTTCGGGGGTATCGTGCGCAGCGGACTGGACGACGAGAAGACCTTCCGTATCCTGTCAGAGGGCTACACGCAGAACGTCTTCCAGTTCTCCTCGGCGGGGATGACCCGTTTTCTGCAAGACATGCGGCCACAGTGTATCGGCGACCTGATTGCTGCCGGAGCGTTGTACCGTCCGGCGACACTCGATTCCGGTTCGGCGGAAAAATACCTGCTCTGCCGTCGTGAAGAGGTCGCACCCGTTTACCTGTGGGGCACTTACGATGCCCTGAAAAACACCTACGGCGTGCTGGTCTTTCAGGAACAGCTCGCCCAGATGGCCCGTGAAGTCGGTGGCTTCTCGCTGGCCGAAGGCGTGCGGCTGCTGAAACTTATCTCCAAGAAGAAAATCGACGTCATCCGTGCCATGAAAGAGAAGTTCATGACGGGAGCTGCCGCCAAAGGGTGTCCTAAAGAAGACGCGGAACACATCTGGGAGATGATCGAAGCCGGCGGCGGTTACCTGTTCAATGCCAGCCATGCCACCGCTTACGCCGTTACCAGCTACGTGGGAGCCTACCTCAAAGCCAACTATCCGACGGCGTTCTATACGGTTGCGTTGCAGTGGGCCGACGACAAGGAAATCCCGCTGCTGATGTCCGAGATGGAACTTTGCTCGAAAGCCCGCATCGTACCGCCCGAAATCAACACCTCCCGGCAGGTATTCTTTACCGACTACCGCACGGACGAAATCTTCTGGTCGCTCGGTCGTATCAAACAGCTCGGAGCCAAAGCTGTCTCTTGCATTGTCGAGGAGCGGGAGAAAAACGGTCCCTACAACTCCATCGAGCATTTCATCCACCGGATATTCCGGTACAAGCTCAAAAAATACGCCTACTGGGACGATCCCGACAACGCCGAAGAATCCGTGCGTGTGCCGGTCAACGCCCGGCATGTACGGAACATGATTCTGGCCGGATGCTTCGACAAAGTGGAAGGTATCGGTACGGTGGCGGAACGTTACGGTCTGCTTGCCCGTGCAGCGACCGAGTTGGGCTTCACGCTTTCGGCGAAAGACTTCCCGGAAGAGATGATCGGGCAACATTACTTCTGGAGCCGCCAGCAGATTGCCGTGTCGGGTATCGGTTCGGTGGACTACCGCCGCATCTTTGAGGCATCCGAAGCCCGTACACTTGTAAAAGGCAAAGCCTCTTACATGAGTCTGCACGACGTGCTCGACCCGGCCAGCGACGGCCGGCGTGCCGCCGTATGCGCCACCGTCACGGAGTTGTCCGAACACACGTACAAAGACCGGGCGACCGGAGAACGAAAGCGATTCGTCAAGCTGACGCTCCAGCAAAACAATGACGTGGCGGAGATGGTCTGCTGGAGCGAGACCTGCGAAACCCATCGGGAGAAAATCTCCGCCCTGAAAGACCGTATCGTCATCGTGTCGGGCATGGTCAAATACAGCGACTATTCCGGCACGAACAACCTTCAGAGTACAAAATCAACCATCATTCATATCGTATGAAATCTACCATTATCGCCATTGTCGGAAATTCCGGCACCGGCAAGACACACTTGTCGCAATACTTGGGAACACGGTTGGGCATTCCCGTCATCGTCTCCCATACGACCCGCCCCCGGCGGGAAAACGAGGTACATGGGAAAGACTACTTCTTCATCGACCGAAGGCAGATACCGCCCCGTGAAGAGATGCTGACACACACGAAATACGGCGGATATGAATACTTCGCCATGCTCGGACAGATTCCCGCCACCGGCCGATGCGTCTATGTTTTAGATGAAAAAGGGTTGGTTACGCTCCGAAAGCAATACGAAGGAAGGTTCCGCATCGTGGCAGTGTTGCTCCGGTCTAATCCAGATATGCTTTTCAAACGGGGGATCTCTTCCGAACGCATAGTACGGGATGCCGAACGGTTGCAACTGCCCGACAAAACCTATGATGCAGTCATCGACAACAACGGCTCGCTACGGGAGTTTGAAGAACGGGCCTTACACATCATCAATCAACTCGGATAATATATGACAACACCCAAAACAGAACAGGGAATCTACACGGCCGTCGTACTCGACTTCGAGACCGGCGGTCTGGACTGCACGCGCTGCGCCTGCACGCAGATCGCCATGCAGGCCGTGCGGCTCGACACCTTCGAGGTGCTGGGACGCTATGCGAACTACATCGCTCCTTACGATAAGCAGCCTTTGGGCGGGGCACCCAAACGCAAAGTGCTCAAGACACGTCGGGAGATCGAGCAAGAGAACACCTCCGAGCCGATGGACTATGAAGCCGCCGCGCTGAACTACACCGACATCACGATGGAGCTGCTGCGGGCACGGGGCATCCCCTTGAAGCAGGTGGCGGCGGAGGTCATCGACTTCGCCCGCAAGCATACCCTTAGCAAGGGACCCCGTTACAAGCCCGTGCTTATCGGTCAGAACATCCCGTTCGATGCGGGATTCCTGCAACAGATGATGGCTTATGCCGGGCTGCTGAAAGAGTTCGCGCAGGTATTTGCCGGCACGACGGATTTCTACGGGAACTTCCAGCCCCATTACTTAGACACCATCGACCTGGCACGGCTCTGCTTTGCCGCCGATCCGCAGGTCACGTCCTACAAGCTGGAATTAGTGGCCGAACGTCTCGGTATCGAGCTGGACGACGCACACGACGCCGATGCAGACGTGACGGCTACACGGGAAGTGGTCGCACTTTGCAGCCGCCGTCTGCGGCAGAACGGGGATATGGATATTTCCCGGCAGCGGACACCGAAGACGAGGGATCATTTCAAAATCTGAAGCTATGGAAGAGAAGAAAGAAGACAAGATTGGACGGGTCACGTTCCGGGTGGAAGACCGCATGACCTACGGCGTGCTGAACTACGACGGTAACGAGCTGATGGCAGCCATCACGGGGTATGACCTGAACGTGGTGTTCAACATGCGGCTCATCAATTCGCTGGCGGATGCCGAGGCATGTGCCGACGCGCTGGCCGATGTGTTTTACCAGACACTGATGGAGCAGCTTATCTCCAGAAAGGCGGATTTTATTCAACCGCCGAAGCCGTAATCCTCTATTCTTTAACAAAGAACTCCGGCCCGGAACTTCTCCGGGCCTTTTTCAAACGATGAGGTGATGAAAAAGAAAGATAACGATAAGACGAACGAGATCCTGCCGGCAGTATCTGGCTCTTTGACGGACAAGCCGCTAACCGAAGAGGAAGACAAGTTCTGCGAGCTATATGTTTCCGGCGGTCCGCTCTATGCCGGCAACCACCGCAAGTGTTACGAGGAAGTGTTCGGTAAAGGTAAGAACGTACCTATTGCCAGCCGCCTGCTGCTGGGGCGTCCGCATATTTCGGCCCGCATCCGGGAGATGATCGACAGCGTGCAATTCGATGTCGAGACCATCGCCACCCGGTTGCAGGTGGCCGAAACGCTCAAAGCCGTGATGAGCGAAACCTCCTCGGCCGAGTACACCGACAAATTCGGCGTGCCCCTCTCTCCGGCACCGTTGCGTGCCGTGGCCGTCAATGCCGCCAAAGCCCTCATGGAACTTTATCCCATCAAGTGCTCGCAGGAGACCAAACTCCGCATCGACGGCGGTGAGGGCGGCGTAGTATTCAACGTCATAGTACCGCAATCCACGCCCCATGAGTGAAAATAGGAACCGACCGAAACTCAGCCGCCGTACGGCGGAACGGGTGCTTTACATCCTCGTTATCCTCGGTTTGCTGCTATACGGACTACTGCGGGATTCCGAGGTTGCCGCCCGGCTTATGGAGGCTATTACGAATGCTTTTTCCATCTTAATACAAAATCCATCATGACACAAGTAAGAAACTTCATCAGCGACAACTTCCGGACGATTATCATCATCGTCTCGTTCGTCGTGACCCTCTATGTACAGCACGTCAGCAACACCGAGCATATCAACGAACTGACACGCCGCTGCCAGACATTAGAACTGAAAGTGCAGGACCAGTACGAACGCATCGACGCTATCAAGCTCGACAAGGCCGTCTTCGAGGCCACCATGACCCAGTTCACCTCCTTGCAGACCGACATCCGGGAAATGCGGGAAGACATCAAGGAACTCTTAAAGCACAACCGATGAACAGATGGATACTGTCTGTTGCGCTCCTCCTGTCCGCCGGACATATCCGGGCGCAAGACGCACGCTTCGAGTCGGCCGTGGTCTGTATCAAACGCTACGAAGGCATGCACGACCACCGCCATCTCCCGTATGTCGGTTACGGGCACAAACTCCTGCCGGGCGAATCATTCCCGGCAATGACCGAAGAACTCGCCGATTCGCTGTTACGCGCAGACCTGAAGAAGAAATGCGCTGTATTCCGCCGCTTTGGGGCAGATTCGCTATTACTCGGCGTGTTGGCCTACAATGTGGGAGAATACCGGCTTTTAGGATACGGGGCACGACCGAAAAGCCGATTGGTGTGCAACCTCGAAGCCGGAAATCGGGACATCTATTCCGAGTATGCGGCATTCTGCCATTACAGGGGGAAAACCGTGCCTTCCATCCGGCGGCGGCGCGAAGAAGAATTCAAATTACTATTCATCAAATAAAAAATGTTATGATCGAAAGAAATTCAAAAGTGAAGATAGTGGCATCGTCCCAGCTCACGGAGATGATGCTGGAAGAACTGGTCGGGAAAACAGGTGTCGTGTCGGAAGACCTCACAGGTCCCGAACGTCGCGGCTGCAAGGGATATATGGTATTTCTCAAAGACCCGTACCAGGAGGAATACGAGTGGTTCATACCCGCAGAATCAGTCTGCCATGCGTAAGAGTACCCTGTATTTGAGTCTTGCCGTGCTATTGCTCGGTCTGACTGTTGCGTTCCTGTGGCATCGCAACGGCTATCTCAAGGAAGAACGTAATCGCTACCGGGGAAATACCGAAGCGTTGCTGTCGGATATGAAACGCATTAGGGTCGATTCGGTAACGATGGCCGTGGATGTGAATGCACTGCGGTTGCGGGTGGACGAATACAAGCGGCTGCGTGCCGAGGATGCCGAAAAGATCAAGCAGCTCGGAGTAAAAATCAAATACCTCGAAGCTGCTGCACGGCATGAGGTCGAAGTGGCCGGACCGATAGATGCGGTAATACGAGATACGGTTATCGTCCGGGATACAGTTCCGGTTTTGCGACAGCGGGTGGAGATGATTACGCCGCACATCCGGCTTGCGGGAATCATCGAGGATAATAGGCTACGGGGTGAGATACGGGTACCGGTGACGCTGCATCAGGCGGTGTGGGTGGAATATAAAGGTTGGTGGTTCTGGCGGCGGGTAAAGGCCGTGCATCAGACCATTGCGAGCGACAATCCGTATGCGGAGATTCGATACTCGGAGTATATACAAATACTTAAATAAATTGAGAGCCGATAGTGTTACATTGTAATGTCTCGATATAATTGATATCGGGACATTTTTATTATAACCGTTTCTCGTTGCCATACCGCTATTCTTTGGTGTAACTCTAACTGCATCAAAGAATGAAACTGCTTCTCAGACGCAAATACAAGGCGGAAACCTATACCATCGGCGACCTGTCGATCTACGGGCGTTTCTTTTGCCACACCATCGAAGACAAAATCCGTGAACTGCCTGCCCGGTGCCCCGATACTCCGTCGGGACGCTCGTGTCGCTGCAAGGAGAAAGTGTATGCCCGCACGGCGATACCGGCAGGAACATACAAGGTGACGATGGAATACAGTGCGCGGTTCAAGCGGGTGCTGCCGTACCTGCATGACGTGCCGCATTTTCTGGGGATTCTGATCCACAGCGGTAATACGGAGGAGGATTCCGCCGGGTGTATCATCGTGGGTAAGAACACCGTCAAGGGCAAGGTCACCGAATCGCGCAAGACATCGGATGCCCTGAACGCCCTGCTTGCCAAGGCTTCCGACATTGAAATCGAAATTGTGGAAGCATGGCGCTAAAGAAACTGAAGGCTCCCGAAAGCCTGAAAATCGACTTCTGCCCGTCGCCGAAGCAATACGAGCTCTGGAAACTGCTCCAGCCCGAATGCCCGTTGTGCGGCGGCGAGGTGGAACAGATGCTTATCGGGTATGACGCCAACCACAATCCCCGCTACAAGCCTTACTGCAAGCGTTGCAACAACCAGAACATCCCTCAGTTGATTTTAGGCGGCGGAGCGGCGGGCGGCGGCAAGTCATTCGTTTCCAGCGTGTGGCTTGTGAGCAGTTGCATCCGCTTCCCGGATATTCGTGCCGTAGTGGCCCGCAAAACGCTGAAAAGCCTGAAAGAATCGACGTGGAACACCATCCGCATGGTCATCAAACAATGGGGATTGGTGGAAGACGAACACTACCACATCAACAACGTGGCCGGTACACTGCGGTTCTGGAACGATTCGGTCATTATCATGCTCGATTTGGCTGACCAGCCGTCCGATCCCAACTTCGAGCGGTTCGGTTCGATGGAGGCGACGATTGCCGCCTGCGACGAGGTTTCGGAGGTGAGCCAAAAGGCTATCGAGGTGCTGTTCTCGCGTCTGCGTTGGAAAACCCACGAAACGTTCAAAGTGTCAAAAATGCTGCTCACGACGAATCCTACGGCCAACTGGATACGGAGCCGGTTCGTGCAGGATGACAATGGCGACCGGGTGATACCTCGTGAGGGCGAAGCCTACGTGCCGTTCTCGGTGTTTGACAATCCCGATATCGCTTTCCGTCAGACCTATGAAGCCGCCTTAAACAAAATCAGCGATCAGGCGACGAAAGAACGGTTGCTTTACGGCAACTGGGATTTTGTGGAGGCCAACGATATGGCCATCTACACCCGTTTCGACGGGGCTGTGCATTTGGTTACCGGTCTGAAAGAGCGGGTGTATGACCCGACGCGGCCGTTGATTACCGTGTGGGACTTCAACGTGGCTCCGCACATGAGCGTGCTGCTTGCCCAGATCGACTACGACAAGCGGAAAATCTACATTTTGGAAGAGGTATTGGGTACGGCTGCCGCCAAAGAAAACAACACGC